AGGCTCAAACACTGAGCCAGATCAAAGTAAAGTGGACCTCCCTCAGTCAGAGAGAAGGTCAACTGACGAACTGCTGTCTTCATGCAAAGCGTTGAAGCCTTCAGCCTTATAATTAAACGGAGTTTCTCCGTATTGGTTCAACATCTCCCAAAGGGCCTTTATTCCACTATGATGAACAAAATACACCTCGGGCAACTCTCTTGCAATCTGCAAAGGAGTCAGCCCATCCACGGTGATAGCCCGCAGAGCACGCACACGCATGCTCTCACGATAGTTATCGTGCGGGTCCTTACGCCACACGCCGATCTCTACGAGTTCTTCAAGACGAGTGTCTTTCTTCCGACAGTAGTCCCGTGCCTGGTCACGGGTGCCGTTACGCTGCTCAAAGTGACCAGCCCAGCGCTTGGCAACTTCGCCAATGCGCATGGAGTTAGTCCATTCAGTATACGCCTGAATGTGATAGAACCCCTTACTATCAACTTCTATCTGGCCAATAGCATACCGAAGACCTTCGGCTTCGGCCAGATTTTCCCAATGATTCCGATACGCCTCGACAACGCCGAGCGTATACTCCTCCCAATCGTCGATTTCATCGACCACTATTCCGACATGTCCAGGTTGGACAGTCACTACCCAATGGCGATATTGATCAGCCATTATTCCTCCTCCTCCGACACCCGGGTGTGTTCCACACCGCCCACCTCCGGTGGTCTCACCCGCAAAAGCGTGGTAGAGGGGTCGGCTAGATACTCCTCAAGACGACGCATCCAATTCACTGTAGCCACTTCCCATGCAAACGCAGACACTTGGCACACTGATTCAGCCGAACATCAGAGATGCGGATAGAACACCAGGCGCGCTGGCATTCCTTCATATGTCCTCCTCCAAACAATTATTTTCAGAATTGAAGGGAGACGATAACCAGGCCCGCCAGCATTCATCATGCTGGCACAAAGGCCAAGTCATTGGAACTCCCTCACATAGATCGTTCCATAACCACACCATTCACACGTCCATCCGTCCGTGCTCATCCTACACCTACCACAATATCGCATAATGGCCGATATCTGTATCCGGTCTATAAATGTTAACCGTTCACCGCGCTCATGGAATCACGTCTAACGGTAGTTACCTGTTACACAGGTTGGGTAATAATACGTTAACACGTTCATGACCCAACCTTACGGCCAACCCACTTGCCTACTTTGTAGAGATCGTAAGCAAGTAGTGCCCATCCCACATAGGGGATGAACCTAGAGCCTACTTTCGTAGCTGCAAACCTCCATCCACCCTTCTGAGCAAATGCTCCGACCCTCGGATAAAGATTGTAAAAAGTATAAGTGTTAAACTTTCCACCAAGAGCACCAGTCTTCTTGACTGCCTGAGTCCACAAAGTGTCCCTCACAGCCCACTGCGTTGCAGCATGGGCCTTATACAACCCGTAATAGGGTTGAAAACTGATAGCAGATGTCTGCAGAGAACCGGCAGTAATTGCAGTAAAAACTGCAGCCGCCTCCCAAGAATCAATCTTCTCGGGATTAGGATCAGTATAGGTAAAATGCTTCTTTGCGAACTTATATTCTTGTTCGAGAACCCAAAGAGCAACGGAAAGCATTAACGTCGCCTCCGACCACTAGCGGAGACCAATTTGCGACCTTTCCTCTTACCATTAGGGTAAATCCACCGGACTTTCTTACGTCCTTTAGTGAAGACCTTACCCTTCTTCCACGTTTTGCGGCGAGCCATCAAGCACACCCCGCAAACGCAGCTGCTTCTGCCAGGGCACCGGCCTGCCAGAGCACGAACACAATTACAGCTGTAATCAACTGGTTGTCTTTCACCAGTTGTAGAATCTGAGCACCCTTAGCCAAAGGAACGGGGTCCCGAGGTATCTCGATGCTCATGTCGGCACCTTCTGCATGGGCAGAGCGGCAACTCCGTTGTATCCGCCTGGCGCCAAAGTGATCTGCATCTGACCTCCACCAGAGGTGGTCATCTTCAGCAAGCCCAGGGGGACTTCCCCGCCTGGGGAATAAACGGTCTCGCCAGCAATAGGCGCGATCGTTCCAAGGAGGTGTCCTTGGGTAGCCGATTCAGATCCACCAGGGTAGATCGGATTATCCCCAGCTTGAATATCCCAAGCATGCGCATATGGCGGTGAATCGTTGAAGCTCTCGAGATGATTGATGATGTCCGCATCAACATCACCGGGATCATCAATAAGCGTCATCCAATTGGACGACGCATCACCCGGTAAATCAGGCTCGTGGAGACCCACGGTGACACGAGTGTCAGCATAGCCCTGAATCACTGCATTGGACTGGTCAGTGCCAATAGCAGCGTTAACTGCAATAAGTTCATCGCCTAGCATATGCAAGGCAGCTTCCTTAGCAGGTAGGGATCCCCCAAGATTGGGGATGACTACCTGGGAATACACCCATTCCGCTCCCGCGAAGTCATAAACCACGTTGTTACCATCAACGGGTATTTCATTGGTCACATATGCATTGGCAGACATGCCAGCATAGTGAACAGTGTCAAAAAAACACTTAAAATCGTGCCATTTAGGCACACGAACGCCAGTCTGGCGGTTCATACGATTATACAAGGCTCTCGCCTTCACCCACGAATTATACATAGGCCAAGACGTGGGAAGAGACTGGATATCCACTCCAGCCCCTGGAGCAGTAGGATTCCAAGCAAAGGAATCCACGGCGTATAGATAACCCTGACGATAAGCACGCCGATTAACTAGGCTCAAACACTGAGCCAGATCAAAGTAAAGTGGACCTCCCTCAGTCAG